GAACGGCGGCCAAGTATATTTCCCCGATTCATTCCTGTTGACGCCCGAATGGGAAAGTAACGGGGACGTCGCGGCAGTTTCGGCCGAATTCGAAACAAATACTGTTGCGAAGAAACTCTCTTTGTCGTATCTGCGTGAAGCACAACGCGGCGATTTCAATAGTGATTTCAACAACGATTTCAGCAATCAAGAATAATATGGCACAATATGATGTTTTAAAGACGGCCATTGAGAACGCCGTTATTTGGGATAACGGGCAAAATAAGATTACGGGAAATATCCTGTTTTCCGTTCTAATGTCTATTATCAATTCGTTGGGTGCGGAATACCAATTTGTCGGCGGGGCAACTCCCGAAACGAACCCCGGAACGCCGGACCAAAACGTGTTTTATATTGCAAGTGAGCCGGGAACGTATAGTAATTTTGATGGGTTGATTGTTGATGCTGGAGAGGTTGCCGTGTTGAAATGGAACGGCGAATGGGTAAAAGAAACAACCGGCGCGGCAACGGCCGCGGCTCTTATGGCCTTGTCCGAGAAGATGCTGGAAATGACGCCGCCGGTCCATAGCGACGTGGCTGACCGATACATCGAAACGACGGCCGGGGCGAACTTTGGCAAGTGGAGGGCGGGGTCAAATATGGCTTGCCGGTTTTATCGTGTCGCCGGTTTAAGTCAAATACGGATTGTCGCCAATAGCACAAACCAAGCAAGATATGCCCTACTGAAATCCGACACGATTGTAACCGGTCAGCCGGCCGACTTTGCCACCGGGGAAACTGTAAACACCCTTGCGGCCGGCACCGAGATTACAATCCAAGTACCCAACGACGCAGTATATCTATATGTTTTCAACTATGCCAGTAGTAACGTATATCTCCCGTCAAGGGTCGCTGCCGTGTTTAATGGCTTCCAAGACTATTTCAACCATCTTTTCGCCGGGGCAACGAAATTTACCCCGGCCGTTCCCATTCAAAATGACGGCTTCTATATTGAGCCGTCCGGCACGGACGCGGGCAAGTGGAAAGCCTTATCGGGCGTAAAATCCAAGTTCTACGACATTTCCGCCGTTGATAGTATCGTTATTACTGCAAATAGTACCAACCAAGCGCGCTACGCTTTGTTGAAAAGCACCGCCGTAAGCGTTGGGGCGATGGCTGATTTTGCCACCGGCGCAACCATCACGATTCTCGCGGCGGGCAACACCAGCAACATCGTGCGCCCGGCGGACGCAAAGTATCTATACGTCTTTCAAGGCGTCAATAACACGACGGCTTACGAACCCGACACGATAGAGTTCGCAACAAGCGACCTTTATGCGGTGATATACAACGATTTTATTAAGCCGATTAACGATAGATTAGGCAACAAGAACAAGACGACACTTCTCGCTGAAAGTGATTTGGTTGTCCCGAATTTGCACATCGCTGTTGATGACTGTATATCGTGCTTCTACGACCTTGTGACGGACGCGCCCGCGTCCATCTATGATAACGCCTTTTTTGCGCAAATGAAAGCACTGCACGATACGTATGGGGTGAAGATTACACTGCGTTGTTTCCTTTACTATTACGGCGAGGGTTTCGATACTTTCCGTTTGTCCGACGTGCCGAACACTTGGGCGGCGGAGTTCGTGGCGGCAAAGAACTGGCTTCGTTTTGCTTTTCACGGGGCAGATGAATTAACGTTCAACACCATTGACGTAATGCCCTACTATAATGAGTTCGTGAGCGCGATTTACGGAATGACGGGGGACTACGGCTGCATCGACGACGTTATCCTCACGCAGTCTTTCACGGGGAACCTTGCGAATGTAAAGAATTTGATGGCCGCGCAACACGTACCCGTGCGGGCGTTTGTTGGCGGTTGGAATGAGGGCGGCCGGAAGTCCTATTATCTTGACCAAGACGCATCCGATTTCCTTATACGGCACGGCGTCGAAGTTGACGATATAAACAATGTTCTTTTCTTCCGTTCCTGGCCCTATCTGGACGATCACAACCTTGCAGACGAGCAGGCGGAATACGTAAAATATCCCTGCGCTCGTAAGTACGTTGAAATCGCGTTTCATCTCACGCCATCGCATTCGTCCATTCCTCCGGGAATGTATGGCCGGGCGCAAGATGTTTGCGATTGGTTTGTGAACACGAAAGGATACGATAGTAATTTTTTATCGGATATTCTGCGGTAACGAATTAATTAATAATTGGCCTATGTTACACTTTAACCTATATCCAAACAAAATGCTTGCCGGATTCTTCGCAAGCCTCGCCGCGCTCATTTGCGACGACTTGCTCCCGTTGATTTTGACGGTATTTCTGTTCGAATTCGTTGATTTCACAACCGGCTGCTTGAAATCTGCCGTTCTTGCAAAGCGAGCGGGCGGAAAGTTCGCTTTTGAATCGGTCAAGGCGTGGCGCACAATCTACAAATTGGTGTTCATCCTGTTCGGTATCGTGATGGCCGAAATGCTTGAACGTGTAATTCCGGGCGACGTGCATTTACGATTGGCCAATTGGTTCACGGCCTTTTGTTGCGGCGTCGAATTTTGGTCATTTCTTGAAAACGCGGCGGTCATTTCCGACCACCCCGTTTTCCGATGGCTCCGCAAGTTTATGAAAACAAAGGTTGAGGAATCAACGGGGATTGATTTCGAAGCCGCAAAAAAGGAGGAAGCGAAATGAAAAAAGAAGAAATTGACGCAATCGTAATTCATTGTTCCGCGACGCCGGCCGGGAAAAACATAAAGGCCGCCGACATTGAGCGCGAACATAAAAAACGTGGATTCAAGTGCATTGGATACAATTACGTTATTGACTTGGACGGGACCGTTGAGGTTGGCCGGCCGTTGACGATGGACGGCGCACATTGCAACACGGCCGGGACGTCCGGGAAATCGTACAACAAACATTCCATTGGTATCTGTTACGTTGGCGGGCTTGAATCCACGACGAACAGTAAAGGCCAAATCTTCGCCAAGTTGGACAAGCGGGGCAACCCGATTGCGGCGGACACGCGGACGCCCGAACAAAAGATGGCAATGGCCAAACTGATTTACGATGATCTGTTGCCGGCGTTCCCGAACGTAACGGATATTTTGGGCCATCGTGACGCGTCCCCGGACAAAGACGGGGATGGAGAAATTGAGCCGGCCGAATGGATAAAGCAATGCCCGTGTTTTTCGGTACGATCTGAATTTCCAATTGCGGTTTGCATTGCGAACCGAAAATAACTACATTTGCACAAACCTTTTAATTTCTTTGCTTTATGGACAAAATTGCACTGCAAAACTTGATTGCCGCGAAGATCGCGGGTCAAGGGAACCAAATTGATCTTGGGGGCGCACTTGCCGACATTCTTTTCGCATTGGCCGGCGCGGCCGCGATTGAGGTTGCCGACATTACTGCGATGACCGCCGCACAACTGGACGCGCTGAACGCCGGCGATAAGGTTGTCAAGGTCACGGGCGTTCAGAAACACGCGTACACCGTTTCGTACAAGGGCGAGGGAGCCGGACAGGGCCTTTGCTTGACGTATGTTGACGCGGCCGGCGCGGAAACCGTGTCTTATGACCGGACCGCCGAGGGATGGGCGTACAACTCCACGGATCGCGTTTCGTTCGGCGGCTAATGTTGCGCAAACTGACGATTGCGGCGGCCATCATCTTGGCCGTCGCATTTGCCTTTTATTGGCAAGGCAAGAAGATTGAACGGATCACGGCCGAACGGGACCGGTACAGGAACAACACGGAAACGTTGTTGTCAGACGTCGAACGGTTCCGGGTTGCTGATTCGTTGAGCGCGGCACGGGTGCAATCGCTTGAACTGTCCGTCAGCGAATATAAGCGGTTCCGGGCGGAAGATGCCGCGATGATTCAGTCATTGAAGAAGCGAAACAACGATTTGGCCGCCGTGAACAAGACACAGGCGCAAACCATCATCGAATTGCGTTCCGCGCCAAAGGACACCACGATCATCCGGGATTCCGTATTGGTCCCGGCCGTGGCCGTCCATTGCGGCGATGCGTGGTTTGATTTCAACGGGGTTCTGACGGCCGACGAATTTACTGGAACGTTGGTCAATCGGGATTCCTTGCTGATCGCCGAAACGGTCCAATACAAACGATTCTTGGGATTCCTTTGGAAAACCAAACAGGTCAAGGCACGGGAAATGAATGCCGTGTCGAAGAATCCGCATACGGAAATTCTTGGACTGGAACACATCGTAATCGAAAAGTAACTATCTTTGTCAAGGAAAGAGGATATAACGGTTTTAGGTTTTAGAGAGAAACGGCCCGGTTGTGAAATCCGGCCGTTTTTTCATTTCCGGCCCGGCGAAGCGATTTTAACGGCCAAATTTGCCCGCGAACGGGCTGGATGGATAACGATACCGGCGGACCGCTATAAGGCCGTTAAATCGAAGAAAATGAAAATTTAACTAAAAACTGCAAAAATTATGGCGAAACCTTTGGAAATTAAAAAATAGTTATTACCTTTGCCATCGGATTCGATACACGAACCACGGACCGGGCCGGTTCCCGGAAGCGATGAAAAGAAATGGAAACGTTAAAGTACACAACCCGAAACATCAACCACAATTTCAAGATCAAGGTTTCCGGGACTTTTGAGGGACAAAAGGTCAACACACTGGTTGGCGTGTCCGGTCTGCTCCGAATGGTCAACGACATCGAATTGACCAACCGTCTTTTGGATCGCGCATTTTCCACGATGGATGATAAGGTCGTATGCCGCTTGCGCCGTGGCATCAGAATCAGTTTCTACGTTGCATAAATTTCTAAAAACAATCAGATATGAATGCTATTTTCGTCGAACGCGCATTTACTATTGCGCTGGTTGCCGTGGCAATCGAACTTTTGGTATTGGGGTATCGTTTCGTTTGTTTCAAGCGAGAGAAATACCCGTATTCGTTCGCGGAATACGCGTCAATTCACGCGTCCCGCGTTGACGGCACGTTGATTGGCGTTGCGCTTGTTATGGTAATTTTCGTTCTTGTTGTGTGGGTATTCTCCCCATTAAATGCGTAATTATGAAACAGATTAACACGATTGAACGCGTAATTTGCCGTTATGGCCGATATTATGCGACATTGCCGGAAGAAACGTGGAAGATGTTTGCCGATGGCGAACAGGTCCAAGTAATAGTTAAGAAATTGCCGACGGCCCGCCAACGGCAAATTTGCCGGGACGTGTTAATGGCAATATTGGGCCTATTGACGGCGTTGTTGGTCGCAATACTTTGGTAATATGAAACCGGAACAGTATAAGATCACAGACAACGGCATTTGGATTCCGTTGGAAGAATTACAAAGGTTGTGCGATGCGCTTGACGAAGAACAGTTCGCAGAACGCAAGAAGAAAAACCATCGCGGCGCATCAATCCTGTTCGGCCGTGCGCTTTCGTATGCCGATTTGCTGATAATGGTTGAAGATGCCGGAAAGGATGCGATTGTGGAAGAACCGGACGATGTAAGGAGAATCCCGAAATCCCGGTTGTCAACTTTCGCCGACGCGGTGCGCCGATATGTGAATCCGAAAAAGGGGGAGCGTTTTGTTCGCGTTCCGAACTTATACAGAAATTGAACGAACTACAAAAGTTGATTGAGCAATGACAAAGGATAGATTAATTTCCGCGATGTCTCGTTTTTTGCCCGCCCATTGTTGGAGAATGTCCCAAGTGCGGGGAACCTATTTTGACGGCTGGTGTTGTTTCGGGTGTGGGCTTGAACCGACACACGTTAAGTTAAATCCAATTCACATTGAAAACGATTCGGAGTAATGGCACAAGAAATTAAGAGCGGGATTATTATTGACGGCGTAACATACACGCCAGTTGCGGCGGCTGACCAGCGAAGGAAATGTAAAAAGTGTGCATTGCAATTACAATGTTTCCGAATTGGCCCAATTTGTCACCTTTTCGGCGCGTTCCTTTACAACTTTGTGAAATTAACAGACCAAGACAATGGCAAAGAAAAGTGAAAAGCGGACACGCCGGATGCAATACGATGAACTCCTGCGTTCAGCATACAAAACGAACTGCAAGGAACTTGCGTTTGTCGGCGTGGAGTTCGAAAAGCGCGAAAGGCAACATCAATTCCATTACGCGTTGTTGTCCCACGCGCAAGACAAATACTTGTTCTATGACGGGGTGGAGACACGCGCGATCGTGGCGTGTAAAAAGGAACACGCAGACGATATTCGTGCGATCGCCGACAAGTTAGAGGGCCGGCAAATCCCCGTCTATCTTGACGAAGAAATCTAATATATCCCGGCGCGGTGTGATTGGTCACAACGTTCGGCCCTTGTCAATGTCATTGTGGTTGGTGTAGTTTCATAGGGCGCGAAAGATGCGGTTCGAATCCGCCGCCGGGATCAATTTAACGAAAGAATCAATGCAAAGAATCCAATGCAAGAAATGTTCGCGGCGCAGTTACCGGGACGGCCTGTGTTATGCCGACAACAGGACCATCGGAAAGCCGATTTCCGACATTGTTTCCTGTGATTGGGCCGGAAAGGCCCGGAACCGGCACAAGAATTTGGCCGGAATGCGCTTCGAACGCCTAACGGCCATCAAATTCGTTGGATCAGACGAAAGCGGCGGCGCATTGTGGCGCGTCAGATGCGATTGCGGGGTTGAATTCGACGTTCCGGCGCGGAATCTGATGCACGGAAAGACGCGATCTTGCGGATGCTTGCGCCGTGACCTGTTGACTGGCCAACCGGGCCGGAACAGGAAAACGAAACCACGCCCGAACGAATCCGGGCGTGGCGGTCAAAATACCGTGGGGGCGATACGATGGTAAAAAGACGCAACAAAGATAGGGAATTTCGGGTAATTTTTCGGGAATTCCCTATTTCTTTTTGGTTTGCGTGGTCTTTTCCCTGTATCCGGACGCATAAACGGCGCGCCCTTGCGCTTCCGCTTGCGCTTTGGTTGGATAAACTTTGCCGGTTTGGCCCCATTGGTAGCCGCCCGGCACTTTGTGGACTGGCATAAGCAAAAAATTTTGAGGTTACAACCGCGAATATAGGCCATTCAGACGGGGATTTTCAAAAAAATGTGAAAAAAGTTTGAAAAATTATGGCAAAACCTTTGGTATTTACGAAAAAGGTTGTACCTTTGCATTGGAATCAATGAGGAGTCCAACGCACCGGGGCGGTTCCCGGTAAAGAAACAGACAATGAAACAGAACATCACAAAAAAAGGACTTGACGCCAACCTTAACGAAATCGCCGTTATTGTTAAATATGATTCTATGGGCGTTAATCAAGGAACATTCTACAAAGATATTGAGGGCGAACACGAAATGTCCGAAAGAATGGCCAATTTGCTTTTCGAAGAAAATGTTTGCATTCGATAAATAATCAACCCCGGCCCGGGGCAACCCGGGCCATAAATCCCAATAGAAACTAACTAAAAAATCAATCAATATGGCAAACGAAATCATCAAAGGTTACAAGGGCTTCGACAAAGATTTGAAGTGCCGTGGCTATCAGTACGAAATCGGAAAGACGCACGAAATGGATGAAGATGTGGAAATCTGCGAAAGAGGTTTCCACGCCGTCCCGGCGGAGAACTCCCCGCTTGACGTGTTCGGCTTCTATGCTCCCGCCGACGATAACGGCATTCCCAACAGGTTCTGCGAGGTGGAAGTGTCCGGGACTATCAAGAAATCCGACGATAAGATAGCCGCATCCAAGTTGAAAGTGGTTGCCGAAATCGGCATCGTCGGTCTTGTCAAGGCGCACGTTGAATGGGTATTGGCCCGCGTAAAGAAAGACAATAAGAAATCAGCCCACAAAGACGAAGATAACACGAACGCGACCAACACGGGCGATCAGTCTGCCGCGACCAACACGGGCTATCAGTCTGCCGCGACCAACACGGGCTATCAGTCTGCCGCGACCAACACGGGCAA